AGCAAAAACAGTTTCCGTTGCTGGAATAGTAGATGTATCTATTTTGTATAAGATGACATTATCTCCGCTTACTTTAACTGCCATAAGTCAAAGTTACTAAGATATTGTATAAGCGCCAACTCCTTGTAAGTTTACGCTATAAGTAGCAATTTCCTTATATGGTGCGTTAATAGATAAAGAAGTTAAAATAGCTGAACCAGATAGGATGACCATGCTTGTGCCATTATTAATGCTAAACTTTATATTTATTGGGGTTCGTGCCAATTGAGTCGCCAACATATCGGCATATGAGTAGCCGTCCAGAGTTACAATACCCTCGCAACTTACAGTCCATGACGCTCGGTCTATTTTATATTCCGCAAACCATGCAGAGGATTGACTTGTTACGTCTACTTGGTCTACCGATACGCTAAACGTACAATTAGTAGAACAAGCAAATACTGTATCTACTCCGCCACTGGTTTTATATAGAATTATATTTTTACCTTGTACTTTATCTGCCATGACTTATAATTATTTAAAATATTGTATTAAATTTATAGTTGCGTTAATATCTGTGTTAGATATTTCCAATAAAGTACCGCTCATAGAGTTGTCTACATAATCTATAGACGAGTTTCCAAGCATATAAGAATTATCTTGTACGTTTATTTGCGCTGGGTCTGTATCGTATGACTTAATCATTTTAGATGCGTTCAAATATGGATACGTTGCGTTTGATGTTACAAAGCTACTTAATGAGCAATCTATATTAATAATGTTTGCACCATAAGAATTTATATATTGTCTCATCAGCAATTGAGTCATACTATCGTATAAACCATTTTTGCCAAATCTGTACCAGTTTAAAAGTGGAGCACCATCTGACTTTAAAAACACTCCTAATGATGTTGGGAATCCTGGAATACCTTGATAGCCAAAAGGGATATCTACATCTTTAACATATTCTTTATTATTATTTATGTAAGCAAAGTAATCTACTTTATTATAAGTGTATTCCGCTGTAACTACAAACTGGCTAACAGTACAAGTATTTCCTACTTGATTATTAAACTCTACTGTTAATTGCCCACCTACTGGACACGGCTTAGTTGATATTGAAAATTCTCCATTTGCACCCTCTGGCACTATATATCCCGAACTTACTGTACTTTGCCAGTCTAAGTTGTTATTTAAATAATATGTAGTAGTACCATCAAAAATATTCATTGCTATATATCCTCTTGTTCCACCCCCACCATTTAAAAATAGCATTGAATAATTTATAACTGCAGATGAACTTACTTTAGGCATAAAGTTATTAATCATCCTTGTATAACCACCACCAGTTCCTCTTACCAGTGTCATTTGAGCATATGACTCATTTGCATTATTTACAAGAAAATATGATGAACCTACTCCAACATTTACCATAGTCCATGATTGCGGAGCAGCGGTTAGATTAGGATAAATTTTTAAATTTCCATTATCTACTAAGTTTTTTTCTTGGTCTATGTCAATAGTTGTTTGTACTCTATTAAATCCTTTAAGAATAAGTTTAAACTGTTCGTTATTTATAAAATATAAACCGCTTGTGTTACCAGTATATCCTTGTATTGAGCTTAGCGTGTTTAAATTACTGCCGCTTGATACTACTGCACCTAAATAATTATATTGAGTAAAATAATTATTCTCATTAGCAAACTCATTAATAGCTACTACCCACCATTTCCCACCAGCTTGAAATAATCTACATCCAAAAGACTTTATGATTTTTTCTAATACATCATAACTATTCTCGTAAGTGTAATCTTCATTTTTAAATGTTCTAATAGGTAAGAAAGTTTGACTAAATGGCTCGTATTGTGTACCATCTTCTCTATCTAACATATCAAGAGCAAAATATGAACACACTGTCATCAAATTAGGATTAGTAGGAAAACCTAAAGAATTTAAACAAGTTAAAATATAAGTTAATAAACTTAATTGGCTATTAGTCCTATTGCCTACGCTATTAATATTTAAAGGTATGTTTCTAAGCATACCTAAACCATCAACACAAGTAAATGATAATTGCTTTCTACCAGTTGAATAACTTATTGAGATATTATCGCTTAAAGTATAACCGCACCACTCTAAATCAGTACCTAAAAATAACTTAGCAAAATATTTTCTATCGTTTAAGGTTACAAAGTCTGGTATATTAGCTAAATTATCTGTTACGTCAATAGTACAAGATAATTCACTTGCATACAAAGGCTCGTAAATCTCATCACCGCTTGGAATATATTGTAAAGATATATCTACTCCAATATACTCTATTAGAGTAGGTGCAGATGGTAAATCTTCTTGTAAATACAAGTAAGCAGTTTTACTTGTCTTTGTAGCATATGTAATTTTATATTTATCGTAGTATGCCATTATCCTCGTCTATATTTTAAAGATGTTTCACTTCTATTCATTGCCAAAACCAAATCTTGCCCTCTTAATACAAACTCACCATTGCCGCCTCCACCATTAGAAGCCATTGCACCAGCGTTAAAAGTATTTTGCATCATTGAGCCTAATTTACTTAATGGCATGACAGCTTCACTTTCACTACCTTCACCTATCATTGCCAATGTAGGACCATTTACAACTCCACCAGACGCAAGACCTAATATACTTTTAAATATTCCACCAAATCCTCCTACTGCAGCCTTAGCAGCTGTACCTCCAGGAAGTAAAGATAATATAGCTTGAAACGCTGCCGCTTTGATTGCCGCTGCTGCAATTTGTTTCGCTAAATCCATAAACATATTACCCAAAGCCTCACCTAAACTCATTCCTTGCTCCATTGAATTAAATAAATTCATAAATGAATTAGCAGCATAATTTGATAATGTGTCCGCTAATTGTAAGTTAGCATCTGTTTGTTGTTGAGTTAATAGAATATCCTTTGCCTTCTCCTCGTTTATCTTTTTTTGTTCCTCATAAAATCCACTTGTTTTACCTTGTAATGACTTGCCAAATTCACCAGTCATTGAATATTCTCCAAAGGCTTTAATTCCAGCTAATCTTTGTTTTTCTGCTTTTGCCTTATCTTCTGGCTTTTGCATTAATATAGGAGAACCAATTTCTTTTAATAATTCTTTTCTTCTTTGTATAGCTTGAAGTATTGCATTATTTTCACTTTTAAGATTTTGTGAAAAGTCTTTTAATGTATCTTGTGTAGTTTTATCTTTCTTATCTGGAGTAGAAAATTGCAATAATGTATCAACTGTTCTACCTAATGATGCTTTAGCTTTATCTATTTCTAATTTAGCATCTGCTAATGGCTTTACATATGTTGCTTTTATAGCAGCCCTTAATTGTTCTGTAGTTCTACCTGCTTCTAAATCTTTTGTTGTAGCATAAGTATTTGCAACAGCCTTGTCTCTTTCTTGTAAAAGTTGTTTATATTTTGCGTTTGCTTCAGTTAAAGCATTAACATAATTTTTTTCTTTCCCTAATCCTTCTTGTTGTACTGCTGCTCTGTTATTTATAGATTGTAAATATCTTTGATTATATGAGTTTAAATTTTTAACATCTAAGTCTTGTACTTCTGCACTTTCTGCATATAATTTTTTAAACTCTTTTAATGCATTTTGCCTTGTTTTTAAGTCAATATTAGTATTTGTTGCTTTACCAACTAAAATGGTACCTAATGTTTGGCTTGATTGTGCAGCTCCAACTATTTTATATACATCCTCATTTAATTTTTTTAATTCTTCTCTTAATCCTTTTAACTTATCCTCTCCACCTTTAAATGCATCTCCTATTTGTTTTGAAAATGTAACTAATAAAGATGATGTAACACCTAATACAACTCCAAGACCAGCTGGACCAGCTAATCCATCTATCATTGCAGTTAATGCCTTTTTTGTTCCACCTTCAGTTTTTGCCAACTGTTGAAACGACTCAAGCATTGGATTTAAGTTATTGGCAATACCAATAATTCCATATGGAGCATCTTGAGCAATTCTCGAAAAGTTAATAAGAGATTGAGTTGCATTTGCAGTACCTTTTGCTGCACTACCCATCTGGGTTTGTATATTACCAATTGTAGTGTTAAGGTTTTTTATTTGACTATTTAAATAGTTTATTTCCCCTACATTGGTAGCTTTTTTTAAGGCAGCTTGAAACTGATTAAGTAAATTTTGAGCCTTTTGTAGCGCACCTTGAAAATCTTGAGTGTTTGCTCCAATATTAATGCTTAAGTCTAATTGTTCTGCCATTTTTATTTATTTACTCCGTACAGTTTCAATGTTTGTGCTAACTCATCATCTGTTAGCATTTTTTTCTCCTCTACTGGTTCGTAATCGTCAATCTCTGGTATGTGCCAAAAATTCTTTAACGATTTTGGGCTTTTTTCAGATGTGCTACTTAGATATACAATATAGGCGAGGTTTCGTGTCCTCGCCCATTCGTTTAACTCTTGTTTCTCCTTCCCCATTACAATAATGGAAAAATCCTTCCAAGTCATCTCCCAAAACTCGCTTGGGCGTATATTACATTCGGCAGCCTTAACTAAAATATCATCCCAAGTCAGCCTCGTT